TACGAGCGGGTCGTCGTCGTCGCGCCTGCGTCGCTCCTCCGGACATGGGCGCGAGAGATCGCGAGGTGGCAGACCGTGCCAGGGGACACGTACGTCGTGGACGGAAAGCTCGACCACGGGGCGGCGACGGACGCGCGATGGATCGTCATGTCGTGGGACAAGGCTGCCAGGATCCCGCTGCGTGAGTGGGGCAGGGGATGGCCCCTAGTCATCCTCGACGAGTCCGTCCTCAGCAAGTCCAGGTCATCGAAGCGCTTCAGGGCGATGAAGGAGCTTCGCGGACGCGCAGACCGATTCTGGCTGCTGTCGGGTTCTCCCGTCACGAGGTACGCGGACGACCTGTGGACCCAGCTTCACCTCCTGTGGCCGGCCGCGTTCCCGAGCTACTGGCGCTTCGCGCGGCGATTCTGTCACACGGAAGTCACACCGTGGGGCGAGAAGGTGACTGGCACGCGGCGAAACCGGGACGTGATGGAGGAGAACTCGGACCTTGTCATGGTGGTCAACCAGGAAGACGTGCTCGACCTGCCGGAGTACCTGTTCGAGGTGATCGATGTCGGCCTCACCAAGAAGCAGTGGCGAGAGTACCGGCGAATGGAGAAGGAGTTCGTCGCCGAGCTCGGCGGCGAGGACGTCATCGCTGCCAACGAGATCGCGCGGCTCCAGAAGCTCCAGCAGATCACCTCGTTTTGGGACGGGGAGAGTGCGAAGCACGATGCCCTAATGGAGCTAATCCAGTCGTACGAGCCGCCGTACCTCATCTGGACACATTGGCGTGATGGTGCAGGCACTCTCCTGGCGCGTCTCATGGCCCTGGGCCTGAACGCGCGCTTGGTGTACGGCGGCCTGACACTCGCTGATCGTGACGGAATGATGGAGGCTTTCAAGACCGGTCAGCTCGACACGCTGATCGTCAGCCTCGGGGTCGGGAAGTTCGGTCACACGTTCACCAACGCACGAACGGTGTTCTACGTTGACAAGACCTGGAACGCTGACGACTACTTCCAGAGCCTGCGGCGTGTCCGCAGGATCGGGCTTGAGCACCGGCCAGTGGTCGTCACGCTCCGGGCCCCGGGCACGGTGGACGAGCTCGTGGAGCAGAACCTCGAGGGGAAACTCGGCGGCATCAGCCGCCTCACGAAGTCGAGTCTGAAGGAGCTGCTCCTCGGGCTCGGGAAGGAGACAAAATGACAACCAGGGTTGACGTGGAGTCACGAGTCACGATCTACGAGATCGACGGGGATGAGACAGAGGGGCCGACACTTCACGTCAAGAACCACTGGAACATGGCGGACTTTGTCGTTCTCAGTCTCAACAACAAGAAGATCACTGTCGTGGCGCGCGACCTTGAGGTGGCCATCAAAAACGCGACGAATCGATGACCTACAAGACAGTCGCTCCGGGGCACGTTTGGCTCGGGCTCGACCCGGGCCTGACGACAGGTTGGGCGGTGATCGCGGACAACGGGGAGGTGCTCGGGTCCGGGAATCTCCCGGTTTCGGACCTCGAGCGTGGCCTGGACGAGCTCGTTCGCGGGCTGCACAGGTCCGGGCATGCGATCGACGCCGTGGTGGAACGCATGCCTCGAGTCGGCGGGGCAGGGAAGATGGCCAAGCAGATGGAGGACGTTTGGCGAGCGCTCTATGTGGTCGTCGAGGCAACATATGAGGTGCCGTACCTGTTCGTGGCCCCGGGCGAGTGGAAGCCGTCGCGTGTCGCGCGCACTACCAAGTTGAAGCGAGGGATGACGCCGCACCAGCGCGACGCGATCAGGATGACCCTGTACATGATGGAGAAGACACATGGTAAGTGAGGCCACCGGGCTCGAGTACATCGAGCCGGTCAAGATCATCGACACCAGCGCGACCGAACGGGCTGGTTTCCGGAAGTGCAGACGCCAGTGGTTCCTGACAGTCGTGCACAGGCTAGATCCCGAGCGGGGGAACGTCAACTTCTTTTTGGGCAAGATCTACCACGCCGGGCTGGCCGGGTATTACGAGTCCATGAGGCTCGGGTACAGTCACGCGGACTCGGCGGCCGAGGCCCTGGATGCCTACCAGGACGCGTATGACCGAGAGGCAGGCGCGCTCAAGGCACAGCTCCACTTCGCGTGGCAGTTCGCAGAGCCTGACTTCCGCGCGGCCGGGGATCTCGGGATGGAGATGCTCCAGAACTATCTCGAGCGCGAGGAGGTCAACCCGCTGTTCGATGAGGTGATCGAGGTCGAGCTCAGGCTCAACGTCCCGATCAGGTCTCCAGGCGGGCGTCGCGTCGGATGGCTGTCTGTCCAAACGGACGTGGTTGGTCGTGTCGACGGTCAGCTCGTGCCTGTCGATCACAAGACCGCGAGCCAGTCGCCGAACCGCGCGCACGTGGACCTCGATGACCAACTCACCGCGGAAGTGTTCGCGGTCTGGCTCGCACACGGGGAGTTTCCTGGGGCGGTCATCCTCAACGTTAGCATGAAGAAGATGGTCGGGCCGCCGCGACTCCTGAAGAGCGGGAAGCTCTCGGTGGACAAACAGCAGGCCACGACCGCGACCCTGTATAGGCGCGCCGTTGCCGACTATGGTCTTGTCGAGGCGGACTACGCGGACATTCTCGCGTTCCTCGACCTTCGAGAGATGAGCGGCGATGACCCGCTGTTCGTCCGCGAGGTGTCGTTCCGCACGCCGGACCAGATGACGGCTTTTGCGCGTGACCTGTACTACGAGTACAGGGACATGCGACGCGTCGCCGCGCACCCCGAGGAAGCTTACCCAAACCCGTCCCCGTTCCACTGCCCGTCGTGTCCTGTTCGTGTCATCTGTACCACGATTCAGGACGCGGGAGATGTCGCCGCGGTGACGCGAGCGGGATTCGTCGTTGCAGACCCGCGACGCTAGAGTCCGGGTATAATCATCCCTCTAGGAGGACCCCGATGGATCGACACGACCCAGAGACCGGCTGCGCACTCATCGGCCTTGTCACCGTGGTGATGGTGCTGCTGGGAGCCATCGTAGCCGCGCTCGTACTCCTCGCATACGTGAAGGCGTGGTTACCGTGGTAACCATCCGAAAACCGGAGGAAGCTCGTCATCTGAAGGTGCTCATCCACAGCGTCCCCGGCAACGGGAAGACACATCTCCTCGGGACCGCGCAGGACGACCCGCGAACCTTTCCGATGGCGTTCCTCAACTTCGAAGCTGGGGAGTCGTCTCTCGCGGGACTCGACATTGACGTGTTCGACATTCGCGACTCGCGGGACTACGAGGATGCGTTCAAGATCCTGAAGGACCCGAACACGCCGTACAACTCGGCCGGCGTCGACTCGGTCACGGAGACCCAGATCAGCTCGCTGCTGGAGATCCTTGAGAAGGACGCGATCAATCGCACGGACCCGGAGCAGCTCGCGCAGCAGGATTGGGGCATCGTCCTGGTCCGCATGCGTCGCATCGTGCGTCAGTACGTCAAGTTGCTGCCGATGCACGTGTTTATGACGGCACTCTCGAAGGATGAGATCGTGCCGAGACTCGGGACCGCGAAGGTCCCGGCCGTCCAGGGCCAGTTCGCCGCTGAGCTGCCGGGCATTCTCGACGTGGTTGCCTACCTGGCTCTCGAGGGAGAGGGAGAAGACATTCGTCGCATCCTCCTCCTTCATGACTACCCGAAGTTCTCTGTCAAGGTCCGCACTCCGTGGGGCGTCGAAGTCCCGTCGGAGATCGAGGACCCGACCGTCACCAAGCTTCTCGACGCACTCGGGTTCCCGGGCGCGAAGAAGACCAAGTAGAGGAGTCGCAATGCCAGTCATCCCAGTCAACCTATCGGACGTCGAGGCCTACTCGGACCTCCCGGTCGATGAGTACGCCGGCCAAATCGACAAGATCGAGTGGCTGCCCGCGAAGGAGCAGGGCAAGTTCCCCCAGCTCATGATCACCTATGCAGTGATCGACGGCGACCAGCTCGGTCGCAAGTCCAGCGAGTTCCTGAGCTTCAGCCCAAAGGCAGCCTTCCGGATGAAGAAGTGGTTCGACCAGTTCGGGTTCGGTGACACGGAGAACCTGGACGTGGACGATGACACCAACCTGCTCACCGAACCCGACCTCATCGGGGTCAAGGTGGTCTTCCACGTCTACCAGGACGGCTATCGTCAGGGCAAGCCCCAGACAAAGGGCAACGAGCGCTACCGTACCGAGCTGCTCACGGTGGACGAGGACGAGTTCGAGGCTCCGGCCAAGGCCGAGAAGCCCGAACCCGAGGACAGCGCCGAACCCGAGGCGGAAGAGAAGCCGAAGGCCGCGCGGCCTGTCAGGCCGACGCGACCCGCGGTGGCCGCGGGCGAGGTACCGAAGCGCCGCACGCTCCGCTAGGAACGGGTGGCTCTCGCAGGGCCGCCGGCCTCCGGGCCGGCGGTCCTTCCAGCTCACGCTGACCGGCGACTGGTGAAGTTCCTGGTCGGCTGCGGCGAGTGCGGGTGGATCTCAGAGGACCCCAAGCAGAACGGGAGGCACCACGTGATGACCACTGGGCACCTGGTGGTCGAGACCAGGACATATGAAGTACGACCACGATGAGACTCGCGCTCGTGTTCGATGCTCCCCGCGCCCTCGGCTCGCACGCCGGGGCGGCAGGCGCGTACCTCGACAGGACGATCCTGGCATGCGTCGCAGCGAGCGGAATCGACATGCCGGAGATGCGGGACTTCTATGCGGTTGACGCCTTGCAGCCGGGTGGGAAGGCGCCGCCGATCGCAGACGTACGTGATGGGCGCGAGCGACTCACGGCAGAGCTCGAGGCGTGGCAGCCAGACCGGGTCCTGTCGATCGGTGCCAGCGCGCTGAACGCGCTCTCGCCGCTGGACCGGGTCCTTACCATTAGCAAGGAACGCGGGCGCATGCGTTACCTGTCACGCAGCCGGACCCTGAAAGAGGTGCCGTGGTTGCCGACCATCTCGAACGTCGCGGTGATCCGGGCCAGTGACCTGCATCGTGACTTCTCTGGCGATGTGTACAAGATCTTGACACAGCCCGAGCCGATCGCGCCGATGCCCATCGAGGTCGTGATGATGACAGCCGAGACCGTGAAGCTTGGGAACCTCATGGATCTTGACAGCGCCAGTGTCGTCGCGGTCGACCTCGAGACCACAGGCCTGAGCCCGTACCGAGACCAGGTCCTGGCGGTCGGGATCGGGGCCATGTTCGACATCGGCGGTGAGCCGAGCGGTGTCGCGGCGATCCTGCCGTGGGAGATCCTCAGCGATCCTGAGGTCGTTGGCAGGCTCGACGAGTTCCTCTGGAGTCTTGAGCGTCGCACGGTCGCGCACAACTTCAAGTTCGACCACCAGTTCTTGGCCGGGCTGACCGGGTCGTGGGCTCCGGACGACGCGTCCGTGGGCGATACCCTGCTGCTGGCTCACCTGCTAGACGAGCGACCGAATAGACCGACGAGCCGGGTCCGGGGTCTCGGGCTGAAGGACATCGTCGCGACCAGGTACGACCACGCCTACGGGTTCGACTTCGACGTGTTCTATGACACGCCGGCAGACGAGCGAGACTGGGCCTCACTGTACGACTACCTCGCGCAGGACGCCTGTTACACCGCGCGCCTGTGGCTGGACCTCAAGGCAGAGGACCCGGACATGGTTGAGGTTCACGACAGGCTGCTCGTCCCTATCTCGCGGGCGATCGCGCAATGCGAGCTGGGCGGCGCGCCGGTCGACAAGCGATGGGTGGAAGACACTGTCCGGATGTTCGACAGTCGGATCGCGAGGCGAAAGGTCGCGGTCGAACGAGCCATCGTCGCACTCGCCCCGACCATGGTGATTGACAACGTGTTGAGCGCGCAGCAGGTCGCGGACGTGATGTACGACGAGTGGGGCATGACACCAGATGTCCGGAAGCACGGGAAGGTTCCCGAGGACGACCGGTCGACAGACAAGGACCATGTCCGTTCGGCCGTGTCGAAGTACACCGGGACCAACCTGGATCGCCAGGCCAAGTGGCTCAGGTCGCTGGAACGACTGCGACGCGACGTGCGAACGCGGACCACGTACCAGAAGAGTGTCCTGGACCGCGTAGACGACGACGGGCGCATACGCGCGTCCTTCCTGATCCACGGGACCTCGACAGGACGCCTGTCGTCGCAGGGCCCGAACCTGCAGAACGTCCCGGCCGTCGACCGCGAGGACTCAAGCCAGTTCCGCCCGATGCGTCGCGCGTTCAAGCCGGCAGACGGGAGGCTCTGGGTCGAGGTGGACTACAGCCAACTCGAGCTCCGTGTCGCGGCGGGCCTTTCGCAGGACCCCGCCCTGACAGAGGTGTTCGCGTCTGGTCGTGACGTCCACCTCGAAGTGGCGTCCGCCATCTTTTCGAAGGAGCCAGCGGACATCAGCAAGGCCGAGCGATTCCTTGCCAAGGCCGTCGGGTTCGGGATCATCTACGGTCGCGGTCCCAGGGCCCTGGCCAGCGGCGCAGAGATGCGATACGTCGAGCAGAAGCTCGGCGGGAAGGCCTGGACCGAGGAGCAGGCCGACGCGTTCACTCGTAAGTTCCTGCGGACCTACCCCGACCTCGCGGCCTGGATGGAGCGCATGCACGAGGAGGTACCCGTCGCTGGCTTCGTCAAGTCACCGTTCGGCAGGCGTCGCAGGTTCCCGCTGATCCCGCAGTCGCGCGGGGAGCTGGGAGCCATCCAGCGCCAGGCCGTCAACACACCGGTCCAGAGCGCGGCCAGCGACATCTGCCTCATCGCGATGGTCCAGATACAAGACAGCCTACTCCCGGAAAACGAGGCACGAGTCCTGTTCCCCGTGCACGACAGCATCTGTCTGGAGGTACAACCTGAGTACATCGTCGGCCTCGAGAGCCTCTGCCGCGAC